TCAATACCGTTTGATACCGAACGAATTGAGTCATCGAAGTGACGAAGCAACTTTCGTGACGAACTGCTCTTGACCACAAGCTCTGCGTACTGCACTGCGTTGTTAGACGAGGGAACATCCATCGACATTGACATGAGTTCGGATACAACACCCGAATCTCCCATCTCTGCTGATACGGTAATCGCATCGATGTTGCGACCTGTCGAAACAAGTTTGGCAATTGCGGCAAAAATTCGAGCGTGCTGAGGTACATAAAAATCCTCTGCCGAACAGTTCTCAATACCGACTAATGCCGCGCCCTGATTGATTAACATCGCCCCGAGCAGGGATCTCTCAGCCATTGGGTCTGAGGGTATATTCATTATCCACCTATTCTTTCTCGAATGCCAAGATTGTTGAGCCTATAAGGGTTTCCGTGCTTGTCAATCAGCTTGCCCTCGGCGTTCGTCGGTCTATTATAGTCATGCTTCATCGGGTTGTCAAGCATAGTTTCGCCCGTCACCGGATTAATCCAAACACCTGTTTGGTCATAGCTATCGTAAATCTCGGCACTAATTTTCATCTCGCCGGTCATCTCGGTTACAACTTCATCACACTCGAGCAAATACGCTTTCCAACGTTCGGTAGCGCCAAAGAACGTCGATGGGTGCAGTGTGTAATACTCGGGCTGATTCTTGCGGTCAAGCGCATAGTTCTCTGTCGCCTTGAGCATGTCCTCGAATGTTCCACGGCCCTCTTGGATAGTGCGGTTGAACTCCTCGAATGCTTTCCCCTTGTTCACGCCGTTACGGCGTGGATAGGCGGCCCAAATCTGAGCGAACTCATCTGGGTAGGTCTGCTTGACTCGCTTCTTCTTCTCTCGTTGGACTGTCTTTTCCGGAGTTAAACCCTTATATATATCTTTATTATTATTAGATATATATACGCCTGTTCTCTCCTGACCAGGCTGCTCACCTGTGACCACCCTAGCCTGCTCACCTGTGGACACCCTATCCTCGTGCTTAGCAGGCCATAGGTAGTAGTCGTTGCGAACCTGTTTGCCGTTCTTGTGACGGGGTACGACTTGGATAGCTCCGACATCACGCAACTCGTAAATCGAGCGTCGAATGGTTGAGTCACTAACGTCGAAAGCTGTCGCCAATATGGTGTGAGATGTACCGGGTATGTTGAATGATCCGTTGAGTGCACCTTTCAGGTAGCCCCACAAACGAACTGCTCTATCCGACAAGTCAGGATGAGCAACAATCCATCCGGGTATCATCACCGAACGCTCTACATTTAACGAACCGTAGAACCTATCGCCGTTGATTTCGATCTTGGCAAGAATTTCTTTCCCATCGGGGGAAAATTTGCTTACATTCATTCATTCACCTTTCTGCTACTTCGGACAATGGGATGATACTATACCACACCGTCGTTGTCAAATGGTGTGACACTTTTTGAACAAAGGTTTGGTATACTCATCTTACAGTCAGAAAGGACTATATGGCTAAGAAGTCAGAAAAAAAGGATGGCGAGAACGCCCTCGAAGAAGTAATGGCTCAAATCAACAAGAACTTTGGCGTTGGTGCCATTGTACGTTTGAGTAATGATGATGTACAGCAGGTTGAAGTTATCCCTACCGGCGTTTTGCCCCTTGACCTTGCCCTCGGAACCGGTGGATTGCCATTGGGTCGTATTGTAGAGTTTTACGGTCCGCCTTCATCCGGAAAATCCACGCTAGCTATGCACTCGATTGCCGAAGCGCAGAAAAAGGGCCTTGTTTGTGCTTACATTGACGCCGAACACTCTATGGACCCTGGGTACGCAAAGGCTTTGGGCGTTGATCTAAGTCAGTTGTTGCTCTCCCAACCCAGCACTGCCGAAGAGGGTCTTGAGATCCTCATTAGTCTCGTTGAGACCGGTAAGGTTTCCGTTGTTGTAGTGGACTCTGTAGCCGCTCTTGTTCCTCGAGCCGAGCTTGAGGGAGAGATGGGTCAGGCTCACGTCGGACTTCAACCCCGTTTGATGGGTCAGGCTCTACGCAAATTGACCGGCCCAGCGTTCGACAACAACACTTTGGTGATTTTTATCAACCAACTTCGTGAGTCGATTGGCAAGATGTACGGACCGACTGAATACACACCCGGCGGAAAAGCACTGCCCTACTACTCATCTGTTCGCCTAGAAATTAAGCGTATCCAGACTATCAAGACCGGCGATGAAGCTACGGCTAACCGCACCCGTGTTAAGGTTGTCAAGAACAAGTTGGCCGCCCCATACAAGCAGGCTGAGTTTGACCTTATCTATGGCATTGGCGTATCTAAGGAAAACACCCTTATTGACTGTGCCATTGACCTCGGAATCGTCAAGAAGTCAGGCGCATGGATTACCTACGAGGGTGAGATGCTGGGTCAGGGCAAAGAAAAGTCCCGCCTGAAGCTTCTCTCTACGCCTGAACTGTACGAGGAAATCTACGGACGAGTCACCGAAAACGTCGACAAGATCTCAGTAGAGGTGTCCGATGAATAGGATTGACAAGCGCACCAAGAACCAAGAGGACATCCTCAACGCTATTGACGAGTGGCTAACCACGCACACTTACGCTCCGAGTTTTCGGGAGTTGTCAAAGGTGACTGGCATGTCACTAGGTACTGTGTATAATGTATGCAGGGAACTACGCGACCTGTCAAAGATTGAATATCTTGACGGCGCAGCCCGCACGATAAGGATGGTATAAATGACACACAAGAAAGTAAAGATCACTCCAGTATGGAACTGTACTGAAGAAGAGTGGCTGGAACTCCGTACACACGGAATCGGCGGATCAGATGCTGGTACTGTTTGCGGTATTAACAAGTACAACTCTCCCTACGCTTTGTGGGCGGAAAAGACTGGCGTTGTGAAGCGTGAGTTTGAGGGTAATGAGGCTACTAAATGGGGTCACCGTTTAGAGCGCACTATTGCCGAAGCTTACGCAGAAGACTACAATCAGGCCGTTGTATCGTGGCCGGTTATCCTTACCTCTATGGAACCTGGCTTTGAGTTTATGTTTGCCAACCTCGACTTCTTGATTGTCGATCCCAGCGAGCAATTTCCTGCCGGCAAAGTAACTGATTGGGAACAAGAAGAGTGGCCCGACGGAGTACAGAGCATCCTCGAGGTTAAGACCTCAGGCATTGCTTCCCCTGGCACATCGCACCTTTGGTCCGATGACTCTGTTCCTGAAAGTTATCTGCTACAGACCACTCACTATGGTTTGGTCACCGGCATAAAGAACATTGTTTTTGCTGCACTTCTCGGAGGACGCGGACTTACTGTACGCACACCTCAATGGGATGAGGAGCTTGCTCAGAACCTCGCCATTGTAGAAGCCAACTTTTGGAGTCAAGTCGAATCAATGACGCCTCCCGAGGTAGATGGCTCAGAAGCTACAGAGGCTACTCAGCAGAGGCTCTACCCACGTCATGTTGTAGGTAAGTCTTTCGAGGGCGGATCAGAGTTGGCCAAATTGTGGGCCGAGTTTGCAGAAGCCAAGCGAGTAGCAGAAGAAGCGGACAAGAGCCGTAAGGCTCTCCGTGCCCGTATTCTTCAGCTTGTAGGCGATGCTGAGGTAGGAACGGTCAATGGTGCGCCATTGCTCACTTACAAGTCATCTAAGGATGTAGAGTCATTTGACGCTAAGGCGTTCCAGTTGGCTCACCCTGACCTATACTCACAGTTCTTGAAGTTCAAGCCGGGTAGCCGGACTCTTCGAGAGGTGAAATAATGTTGCAAGCGTCACACATTCATGGTATTATGAACACACCACTAGAAAAGGATGGTAAATGATGGCAAATAGCGAATCAATCAACGAGTTGGCTAGTGCTCTTATCAAGGCTCAGGCAGAGTTCTCGGTCGTACCGAAGGACTCCGTCAACCCCTTCTTCAAGAGTACCTACGCTGCTCTCCCAGATGTAATGGCGTCGGTTATTCCGGTGCTCAACCGACACGGACTAGGCATTAGTCAGTTCGTCAGCGATGATAATACGCTCACAACGTATTTGTTGCACGAGTCAGGTCAGTTCATTAGCCACACGGCTAACCTCAACCTGGCTAAGGCCGACCCTCAGGGTGCTGGTAGTGCAATCACCTACATGCGTCGTTACGCTCTTATGGCGTGCCTCGGTGTAGTAGCTGACGTTGACGATGACGGCAATTCCGCATCGCCTTCTGCATCAAACTCATACTCAGCGCCTAGCCTGAGCAGTAAGGTTGCTTCGGCCGCCTCACGACCAGCAGGTGGCAGTTCCAAGTCCTCGTCAGAGCAACAGCAGAAAGCCATTTGGGCTATTACGCACAAGGCTCTAGGCTGGGATGATTCAAAGATGTTCTCCACTATTGCGGAGATCATTGGACGTTCGGTAGAAAAGCTAACCGAGTTGACGATGGACGATGCCAAGCTTGTCATCGAACACATCAAGGCTCTACAAGAGCAACAATAAGAAAGGACAGAGATGTCAAGCAATATCCGAGTTACTGGGAACCTCACCAAAGATCCCGAGCTTAAGTTTGCATCAAGCGGAATCGCATACGCACGTTTCGGTTTGGCAGACACCTACAAGGACAAGTCCGGTGAAGAGAACACCACTTGGTACGACGTTGTAGTCTTTGGCGACAACGCAACCAACCTGTCTGACAGCGTACGCAAGGGCAACCGAGTCACTGTTAGCGGTCGTTTCTCCACTAAGGAGTTTGAGCGCAAGGACGGAACTAAGGGCCTCGCTTGCGAGATCACCGCTGACGACATCAGCGTTGACCTTCGTTTTGCGACCGTACAAGTATCCAAGACCGAGCGTCGCGCAACAGCAAACAGCGGTTCGTCTAGTTACGACGACTTCTAAAGATGTCATCCGCACCGCTTAATTACCGAAGCATCGAGTCCGCAATGGTTAGTACCATTGAGCGAATGGAGGAACTCACTCAAGTATTCGCCCGGCTCGCCGACGAGTTAAGCGGTGCGGAGACTACCTACAAGATTGAGTTCGCACGCCAACGCTACACGTTGCGTACAACGACCAATGATGAAGGTAAGAAATACACGGTAGATGTAGCTGAGGACATGGCTACAGAAGCTACCAAAGAGTACTTAATAGCTTACGAAGGCACCAAAGCCAAGTACGACGCATGTCGTCAGGCCCTTTCGACGGTTAGGGCACAGCTAGAAGGCTACAGAAGTCTTATGGCGTCGCATCGAGAAGCCGGCGGATGATCCGTCGCAAGCCACTAAAGGCGAAAAGGGGACTCCAAACAAGGAGTCCCCTTACTGCTAAGTCGTCCCTAAAAGCAAAAAAGGGCCTAACAGCAACTAAGTCGCTGAGGCCCAGGTCCAAGAGGATGGAAGAGATCTACAAAAAACGTAGACCTCTCGTTGAAGATTTATTAAAGCGGTACCCCAACTGTCAGATAGTTTGGGACGCTAGGTGTTCGGGTGCATCCGTAGATGTGCACGAAGTAAAAGCTCGCAGTGTTGGTGGCAAGATAGTCGATGATGACCTATCTAACTACCTCACTGCTTGTCGACACTGCCACATGATGGCAACCGATCACCCCAAAGAAGCCCATGACCGAGGTTTTATCAAATGGTCGTGGGAGCAATAATGTTGTATCTCAAAAAGGTGGACCCCATAGATAGGAGCCACCCATGTCGGACGAAACAATTTCATACCAGGAATACGAGTTACTCACATTCCTTACTGCGCTAGAGCGGTCTAGACCCTCTTTTTATAAGTACGCAGCTTGCAAAGGCCAAGGTGCTGATGCTTATCATCCTAAACAGGGCCAAGCTTCTGTAATGAAAGAAGCAATTAAGAACTGTTTTACTTGCCCGGTACAGAAAGATTGCCACCAGTATGCCCTCAAGGAGCAGCTAGAGTATGGCGTATGGGGCGGATCCAGTGCGGATCAGCGTCGTAAATGGCTACAGAACGGCGTAGACGCCGAATCAGCTTGGATCGAGCTCGTCGCCGAAAAGACTGACACTCTGTGATTTCTTAGCGAGGTTACGCTCTTTAGATAACAGCCGTTTGGCCGTTGGGGAATCCCAACAGTCAGGGTGCATTCCGTTGTAAGGTGACCTGTAGTGGCACAGCATCTTACAGATAGGGCAAATCACCCATTTCCAATCCGGATACTTCTTCTGCATCTCCTCGTAAGGCGTAGCGCCTTCGGGTAGTCCAAACTTCTTTGGCATAGTTCCTCTTATACGAGTTGTTCTAGTGGCCAGTAATACTCGATGTTGGCGCTGAGGTTAGGCTCAAACAACGGTCCGTAGTGCTCGGGGAACTTACGGAGCAGATTACTGCGGTGACTGATGTGAAATTGCTCATTGCCAATCCAACTAGGCCGACCAATGCGGTAAGTGGGCTTGTATTCGTCAATAAGCGCAAATGACTTCTCAAGGCAGGTGTCTTTGTAGCCACGGCCAGTCCACTCGTTACAAATGGCTACTTGATAGTCCATCAATGAGAGGATGTGGTCGCGCCACATATTTACAGCTGGGTGGTTTTGCCAACCGTATGAGGGGTCGAGGAGAGCCTTCATAATCTGTAGGTTCTCAACGCGTTGCTTGCCTAGGCGTTGGCGGTCTAATACGGCCGCTGATTGCTTAAAGTCTGCGTATGGTAAAAATGTTTGCATGTTGCTACCTTTCGTATGGTCTAACCATACTACTCGGTAGCGAACACAAATGCAAATCGAGATTAAAGAATCTGAAGATCGGACCAGCCAAGGGGTCCACAGCCTTCTCCTACAAGGAGAGTAAGCATTCCAGCAGGGTAGCTTTGGCCAGTTACGTTGGTAAACCAGTGGGATCCGCCGTCGGCTGCTGGGGCCATAAAGACGTGTCGTCCGGTGGTTCCTGATACCACGAAGTGGTGTAGGTGGCCACAGAACAGGAGATCCGCCTTAGCAATAGGCTGGCGTCCCATTGATTGACCGAGCCACCATGACTCAATCTTGCCAATGGCTCCGTTAGTTTTAACGTAATTCTTGTTTCCGCCATTGCGGAATGTGTGGCCGTGTGCGAAACCACACTCAACGCCCGAAATGTTCAGGGTCATAGTGAGGTCATCAGCAATAGCGCCCAATGGGATTTCTACGTTAGCGTAACGCTCTTCATTGTGGGCAATGATTTCAGCTACTCCGTCGAAGATAGCCAAGTCATCGTTGTCGGTCCAAGAGGTGTATGCTTTGCCTGAGTAAGCATTGCGGTTCTCTCCGTGGTTTCCGGGAACTGCGCCAAGCACGACGTTAAGGCCCTCGTCGACACAAAGGTCTACAAGGCGCATAACTAAACGGCGTGCAATACGCATCTGCTCACGACGGTCTTGGTCTGTACCGAACGTCTGCATGTCGTAGAAACCCGAGCATTGCTCGATAAGGTCACCGACTGATACAGCGTATACGGTATTAATGTTCTTGCCGACTTTGTTGAGTTCGCGGATTCTGTGAATCATCTGATCCTGATAGAAAGTAACGCGCTCGACAATGGCTTCTGTGCCGCCGTTTTCTGCTTTTCCAGTCTGCCAGTCACTTAAAATTACTAGCATTGACTTGTCGCCCTGAGGCTTTACAGGCTTGCCTACGCCCTTACGGCTGGCTGCTTTGCAGAGTGCTTCAATGTCGATTGGGTCGACTTCTCGAGGTTCGAGGCGGTGACGGTAGAACTCGTTGAGATCAATCTTGTTCTTACTTCCCATTGCACACACACTCTTTCTTACGGTGTTTTAGCAAAGCTGGGTGTTTCGCATCAATACCACGCTTTTGTATAAAACGTATTACCGACATAGTTGTGATAGAGGATTCCTCTAACGCAGCTAACACCTTGTCTTTGTCTTCTTTTGCCAACTTATCAATGAGGCGACCGGCAATACATTGCCGAGGCTTCTCCTCAAAGAATTCGGTTAAGTCAGGCTTGGGCATTTATGACTCCTTTGGTGGAATACATATATATTACACCATTGTAATCACAATGTCAAGCGTTATGGTTTTCACGAAGGAAAAGCAAACGAAGAAGCTTCAACGATGCATTGGGCTTCTGCTCGGACTTCAGTCTTAGTTGAGTCCAAATTTACCGTTGAATTGGGGCGTCCAGCAAAGCTGTACACCCAAACACCTGGATTGTAGGCCAAAGTGTCAATAGAGGCGTGGTAAGTGCCCGCGGCGTCACGAACAATGGTTCCGGTGGGATCTCCTGTACCATTTGTATAGATAAATGTGTACACTTGAGTCGGGTCATTGTCGATAATAAATCCAAAAAGAACCTGGTCTGGATCTACCACGGTTCCGTTAATCGCGGTAAATGGGACCTGAGTAGCAAATGTAATTGCCGTGCCCTGTGTATAAGTGTTAATGTTTAGTGTCTGCATTGGTTGCTCCAGTACAAGTTTGTCGTTAATAATTACTGAGTCTGTGAAGTGATCGGATATGTTTACGGTAGCTGATGAATCGTTTTCTACAACTCCGCCCGCGGCAAAGTTGATTGACACGGATGGACATTCGT